GCGAAGGATTTAACAGGTAAAGTAATAAATAAGAGAGCTAAATAGAGATGCTTCATTGAAAAGTACTCGTACTATCGCTGACACTTTCAATTGTTTGCTCCTCAATTATTTTTGTCATACTGGTTATACCCGGAGCTTCTAGCGTTTCGTAATAGCTAAATGATGCACCTTCATCAACTATTGAATATTGTGGCTTAGTTGATAGATCTGGCATCACATAAGTTGTAGCTGTTCCTTCTACTGTTCCGGGTGTTTTAACAAACCCCGAAGGTGCGATATTTGTTGTTGATGGTTTTACTCCCGAGCCACCTACTGTGAAAGTGTAACCTGTCCTAAATTCGTAGATAACCAACTCACGATTGAGTACACTTTTAGTCTCAGTGTGATTATTTAATACCCCTTGCTGAAAATTTGGGATTATTTTCTCTGCTTTTGCTATGGGAGCAAAAAGTATAAGAAACCAAATTAAACGCATTAGTCGGTAATCTTTATTTCTGAAATGATCTGGCCTATAACTTGGCTACCCGGGCCTCCAGCTACGAGCGAAACAGCTTGCGCCGAGGTCAAAGTTGCCGCTGCGTCACCGGCTGATCCTGCGGCGGTCGAGATTATGTCACTGAAATTAGGGGCTGCCCCTGTTGTTACAGCAGAAGTTGGGACTACATCTCCTTGTAGGTAGGTAGAACTAAAACTAAAAGATTCACCACCCGTCGCATTTTGTGTACCAATAACAGTTCCGGGGCTATATATTCCTGACGTGATCGTTCCCGCGGATAGCTGCCCACTGTTGTCACCTATCGCTGTATCGACCCCAGTTCCCGAAATACTAAAACTGGAGCCAACACGGGTTGCCTGAGTTGCAGCCGCCGTTGTTATAAGACTCGCAGATGCCGAGATAGTGTGCTGTATATCGGCGTTAGCTGGAGCAGCAGCCAGAAAGAAAGCAAAGGTGAGTAGTAGTTTCTTCATGTCAAACGACCTGTCTGAGGATCTACTATTTTATTTGTTACTGGATCTATACGAGGTTCTTGAGTAACCGGTTTAATATCTCCCTGCATTTGTGCAAGCTTTATTATCTCTAATAGCTCTTTCAACTCTGCTTTTGTACTTGATTTGCTATTTGAACTACTGCTATCTTCTTTACTTTTAGCAGACTTCTCTAATCCAAATGAAAGTAGGGAAGAAGATAGGAGCGAAGCCGGAAATGTAATATCCTGCTTTTCACCACTTGTTAGGCCGGGAATCTTTGGTAGGTAATTTAAAGTTACGAGACTGCCGCTCCAAAGGACTACCAAAAAACGCACTCCGAGACCAAAGTATTCAAACTGTTCATTTCTATCCGGTATTTTGGATTGAATCTTTTGAATCAGGTTTTTACTTTTTTCTTCTTTGATTTCTTCTTTGTTTTGTGGGTCTTGTACGGCATCCATAAAGCTTGATTAATACCTCCACAGTTTAACCTTATATAAGGTGTAAATGCTTAAATATTATTTAGTAACTCGTATAAGTTATACTATTTTTTCGTCATCAGCTTTGCTTTTGTTCGCTAGGTCTTTCCATTTCTTATTAGCTAGACGAGAAGCTAAATAAGCGTCTTGAATTCTCGACAGTCGCTCTGGAGCATCATTTGAATCATCTGAAACTATGCCTACCAACTCAACAGTCTCCATATTGAGGTTGCAAGCTGATGTGCATACCTCTTCTATATTATCTAATTTAATATCTTGAGATAAAGAAGCGTTCACAGGATTTTTGCGGTATAAATGAAAAGGTAATTAATAAGAAATTCTTCGTTGCCTTGTATGCAAGTAATCAAATGATTAGTTGGACTGAGGGCAACGATTAGAATGTTTTATGTAATCACTCAGGTACAATAACTCAGAAGTATGTAATGTCAAACACCTCAATTCCCCAGATCGTCGGTTACGCAAGAGTTAGTACTAAGCATAACGAGCAGCTCAGTGCTTTAGAAACTCAAAAGAATAGACTCAAAGCGGCGGGTGTTTCTAAAATCTTTACCGATGTTGAGAGTGGTAGGTCTAATGGTAGAAAGGCTTTTAACCAGTTACTTCAATTAATTGATAAAAAAGCGATTAAAGAAATTGTCGTAACTAGATATGACCGCCTCGGAAGAGACGCGACTTTTGTCGATGCTGCGTTGGTATTAGCGTCGAAAAAAAGTGTCGCAATACGAACAATTGATACAGGACTAGTTGACACCGAATCTCCGGCTGGATTTTTAATGTCACGGATTTCAACCAGTCTCGCCGAGATGGAAAGCAAGATGCTGAGTATGCGGATTAAAAAAGCTCTTGATCAGAGATGGAAAGACGGGAAAATTCCAAGAACTCGTATTCCGTGGGGCTACCACAAAGTTAAGAAGGGGGATAAAGATGCGATTGAGCTACACCCAATTGAAGGAGAGAAAGCAAAATTATTCTTAGAGCGTTTACGTGAACAGGGATACCGGTTTGGTAAGACAGTTAAAGAGTTTAATGACATTCCTTTAAAAACCTCTAGCAGTGTTCGCGCTTGGTTAACTAATCCTTTTCTGCGTGGGGGTATTGGTTTCGGCTCAGATCATAAATACAGTTTTAAAAAAGTTGTCTGGGGTTTGCATGAACCGCTGATTAAACATGAAGATTGGTATGCGATTGAGAGAGTTTTGGAGTTTAATACAACTCTCTGGGGAGCTAATACAAAAATGAAACCCAAGCTTCTTTCAGGTATATGTTTCTGTTCTGAGTGTGGAAATAGACTTGCTTATTCCAGCCGGGTCAAAGAAACTCATACTTTAAACATGCGCTGCAATACCTTTAAGTGTGTTCATCACGCCAAAAGAGTAAATCACCAAATGATCGTTGAGGGTATTAACTTAGCTTTAGCTAAACGATCAAAGCAGTTAGCAGCTAAGACCGAGACTGAACCTTTAGAGGTAGGTAAACTTAGAAATGAAATAGATATGTTGAGCAAATTAGATGATCCTGATTTAAAGGAAGCTATTAAAAGGAAGAAGGAAAAGATGACAGCTTTACTTTTAAATGAATCACCTATTTTGAAAGAACGTGCGAAGTTGATGTCCGAGTCTTCTTTTTGGAAACACGCTTTGAGTCTCGATGACAACCGTCTCCGCGAGATTTATCTCGAATTCGTTGTGAAGGCGGTGGCAAACCCAAAGGGTGTGACACAGGTTGATCTGCGTATTTAGCTTTCTTGTAATCTTCGATTAAAGATATGAGAGTATCTCTGACTGACAAAGATAACTTTTAACTAGCTGCTTAAAAAATAAAATCTAAGGAACTATTTCAGCAGTTTCCTTCAGGGTCTTGTAATAAATCATTAGCGATTATTTGATAACTAGGATGATTCTGTATATGTGCTTTTAACGCATCAATGCAAACATCATTAATACTCTTTTGTGTATATGCAGCAAACACAGAAAGTTTGTGATGGCAGGTATCTTGCATGTTCACAGTTATTCGTTTCATTTTTGTGTACGCAATTTAGAAGTCGAAGTTCGTATAACTTAAGTAGCAAATCTAGGTCTGTCTACTTACGCAATTACGCCTAGTAACAAAAGGCACGTTATAGATCCCTAAGTGTAACCTCTGGTTCAAATTTAGTTCTCCTTTTCGCGCTTCTAAATTTACGTTTACCTAGTCTTATTTTTCTTGCTTCTACTAAAAAATCTGCTGCTCTATGTATTTCGCCAAGCGTAGCGTTTGCAACGGCTGTCCTAAGCATTTTTAATACAGTTTGCCGAGGATTTAGTTCCAAAACTTGCTAACTTATATAAGAGTATTATACCTGTATAAGTTACAAATGACAGAAGACGAAGTTAATAGCCCTAGTCACTACACAAAGAACTCAGAAGTTGAGTGTATTGATGCTATTGAAGCGCAACTAACTGAAGAAGAGTTTAGAGGTTATTTAAAAGGAAATGTTGCTAAGTATCTCTGGAGAGAAAAACTTAAGGGGGGCTTAGTTTCTCTTAGAAAAGCAGAATGGTATCTAAAGTATTTAGTCGAGTTTGATCAGTAGGAATTACCAAGTGATTTTTTGTCCTTGTTTCTATTACGATTTAATTTTCTTAAATCTGTTTTAGCTGCTCCGTCTGCTTCTAAATCTGCTACTTTTTTGGTCAACTTACTAAGAAGTTCTAACAAATCCGCCTGATAATAAAGATCATTGCATTGATTTTCATATTCTTTCTTTGTTAAAGAAAGCAATATTTTCGCATGGGGTAATTTGAGATGGAGTAAATGTCTAGGTTTTATTGTCATTGTCCATTAGTTAAGGCAGTCGGTTAACAGGTCTGTAAACTCCTGATTGTTTAGGCGTTTAAATCTAAGAAAGAAACCTTTAAGCATCTTTTTAGTCTGTGTGTAATCTTCATCCGGGTCTTTACCTTGCTTAATTCCCTCATCAGTTAAGACTTGGCTTTGGCCCCGCTTTATTCTAGAAATAGAACTCATACTGCAATTAAACAATTCGGCTAGTTCTTGTGTGCTATACCAATCCCTAAGTTTGTAGATAGCTTTAACTTGTCCATCTGTAAATCTGAAGTGTGGTTGATCACTTTTACTAGTGTTTAAAGTCTCGTAAGTGGTGAACTTATGAAGACAGTTCTTACACTTTCTTCTTCTCCTTGTTGTGTGGCCTAACTTATTAGGACGCGATTCAAGAACTTGTGTTGAATACATTCCACATTTAGGGCAATACATTTAATTTTCCTCCGCTGGTTTTAATGTGTTTTGGCTATGTAGTGCGACAGCTTTGGAGTCATCCCATTTGACGTAATAGAAGTAAAAAAGTCTTTTCCTACTGTCTGGTTTAAGTTTTACCTCAGTAATAGTTCCATACCTACAGTTAGATATGGCTTTCTCTTTTAGGAGATCTCTGCGTTTCCTTGGATCAATAAAGTTGACATTTTTATTAGGTCGTTTTACACGATCATTGATTTGATACTTTTGTACGCTCATCCTTTTGCCTCACTCCAATTGAAGCCCACACCACCGTCGGCCCCAAACTTAACTGAGTCACCGAATACTTCTCTACCCGCTTCAGACATAATTTCCTCCATAGTTTTCAGTACTTTTATTGAACGTAAAACAGAGCATTCGACGACGATCTCATCGTGAACTTGTAGTACTAAACGGGCTTTAGGATCTATCTTTGGAAGCTCCTGAACGATTGCGTTCATTGCGATTTTCACCGTAGAGGCACAACTTCCTTGTACTTCGTTGTTGCTAAAGGTTGTGTGCTTTGCTGATTTACCAGATAAGAAGCGACGGCGTAAGTCAACCATTCGCACCGGTTCACCTCGTCTAACCTTTTCCTTATTTCTTTGATGCCATTGACCGATTTCTGGATAAGCTTTATGCCACGCATTTAAAAATTCCTCCGCTTCTTTGTTAGAAATGATTAAGCCTCTCGTAAGAAAATAGTTAACTAGCCCCTGAACACCCGCCCCATACAATGCCCCAAAATTTACGGATTTCGCTGACTGCCGCTGCTCTTTTGTTACCTCATCTAATTCACACTCATACATCAAAGACGCAGTTAGTTTGTGAAGATCTTCGCCGTTATTAATTGCGTTTTGCATACGAGGGACATTTGCTATTCGGACACATGCAGCCGCACCTAATTCCATTGCCTTATAGTCAACAGCAACAAGAGCGAAACCTTCTTCCGCTATAAATAAACTTCTGATCGCCTTATCTCTAGGGACATTTTGTAAGTTTGGAGTACTACAGCTTAGTCTCCCCGTGGCTGTTCCTGACTGAAAGAATCGAGGGTGAATCCTATCTGTTTCTATATCTATATGTTTATTTATACTAACGCTCATTTGTAGCATCTTATCTTTACCTTTCCATTCCAAGTAGGTTCTTACAATAGAAAATTCCGTGAATTTTGTTAATAAGTTTTGATCAAGACTAGGCTTACCATCCTTATCTCTAGGATCAATACCTAAAGAATTGAAGGGCTTTAAAACCTGTCTAGGAGAGCGAGGGTTAAATCCGGCGGGTATATATGTACCGTCTCTTTTATAACCAACTTGGGTCTTGTTTAAATTTAGCTCGCCATTTGCTAATAAGGGCAAACCTTCTAAGTTGTTATTAAGTAGCTCTCCATGTAACTCCTCTACGAATCTCTTTTCGAGGGATTTGACTAAATCTTTTAACTCAATAATTAACGCACCAATATTTTCTTTGTTTATCTTTATCCCGCTAGACTCCATCTGAATAATTGCGGGAACAGCCATTTTTTCTATCTCATACACAATCTCTAATTGGTCTTCAATAATTTGACCGATCATGTCCCAGTAGACACGCCAAGTAAATCGAACATCATTCATTGCATACTCAAGATCTTCCTTATTTAATTCTGCATTCATCCAGTCTTGTGATTGAAGAGTTTTATCTACAACCTCGCCTAATCTACGCTTGACTACCTCTGCGAGAGAATGACTAACACCTAACTTACCGTTGTAAATTTGATGACTCACTAATTGCGTACATTCAAAGTTCTCAGGTGGTAGATGAATACCACACGCACCTAATACTCTTACGTCAAAAGAAGCGTTATGGAATATAAACTTATTCTCAGGATTCTCCATCCATTGTTTTAACTTGGTCCAGTCATTATCACTTGCCTTTTTTAAGTCAATACTGAACTCATGCTTATCGTTATAGAACTGAATAAGGCGAATATTCTTTCTACCTTTAAAAGCATCAGGAATCAGTGCTGTTTCCGTATCACAAGCACAACAGTTTCCTATCTTTTCAATATCAGCGTTAAAATTTTTACTTAATATCATCTTTAACCCTCCTTTCTCTAGCGAGAGTCTTGATCATACCGAGTTCATAAAATATACTGCATACAAATCTAAGCTCTCTATAAGATTCTTCTTCGTTTAATCTTGCTTTAGATTCAGCCATAATATAATCAAGTTCATCTTGTGCAAGATTCTCTAGTTCACTCAGCTTTACTTCTCTTTTTAATAGATAACTTTTGAGATAAATCTCATCTGGGTCCATGTGATTATATTTCATAGTATTTTTTTCCAAATAATAACATTTGCATTTGGGTTGTTTAACTTAGCTTTTTTTAAAGCCTCTTCTTTTGTGTACCCCCAATAATTTAAGTAGCGTCCTTTTTTATAAGGTTCAGCAATATAATATTGGTGGAGGATGCGAACGGGAGGAGAATTTTTCTCGCTCATATAAGGGAAGTAGGTTGTCATTTAATTAGATTAATTTTTCAAGGTTCTGTCGGATTTCAGCCTGTTCTCTTTGCTCTGCACATTCCTGAACACCATTAATAGTGAGTTTTAAAATGTCACTGGCAATAGGTTCGAAATCACCATCAACAGAACTAAGGATGTTATGTGTTTCTTCTAGAAGTCTTAAGTCGCCTTCAATAGAAGCTAAATTTTTATAGTACTGAGCAATAGTTATACATAAGCCGGGATCATTTCTATCGGTTTCAAGAATGGATTGAAGCTCTATGTATTGCCCTGAGACAATGCCTTGATGATGCAATATGAAAGCCTCTAAATAAAGCAAGACTTTCGCTTTTAAGTGTGAAGGTCGGTAAGCAAACGCGGCTTTTGCTGCCTCTTCAAATTTAGGACCAGAAAAACCACTAGCCATTTTGATAACCCCATATAGAAGTGAACATTTAATAAAACCAACAAAGATTTAAAGTCTTAATTGATCTAAGAACCATTGTTTTTTGGGTACAACAGAACCACAGTTAGGACACGTCTTAGATACAAAAGACAAGCTATAAACACGATGAGTAGCAAGACAGTGGGGACACTTAATAAGTTTCCCTTTGAAGCTAGGTTTATCTTTATGCGTTAGTAGCTCGTAATGCTGAGTTAAGACAGCATTGCCTTCTCTAACAGATAGATGTTTTAAAGACTCAATCATTAGGCGGTTTTTCTTTAATGTTTGACCAGTCATAAGCCTGATCTTCAATTACTCTTTCCATGATGTCGTCGGCTGAATCACTATTTATTCCCAGTAGAATCATTAGTTTAGTTTTTATATCTTGTTTCGCCTGTAAGTAAGGGATCAAGATTTCATTTAACGCTTTCATTAGACTTGTAGTTGTTTTTGGACTTCGGTTAAGACATCAGGAGGTAAACCATTGTCTTTAAAGCGGTTAGTAAAGTTCCGACAAATTTTTACAGTGCCGGTTCTTTCCCCTTCTCTGCGCCAACAAACCGTATAAGCGCAGAGATCCTTATCTAGAGATACCGTTACTCGTATAAGTGAGGGATTCATGGAGAAGATACCTCCGTATGCTTATTTTTACTTAAATAAAATTCAGGTTTCGGATTAAGCTTTTCAGCATCTAGTGAGATATGAAGTGTATGAATATCTATACCGTTATCTTCAACAGCCCATGTAAGAAGCTGTTCTATGTTTTTTAATGCTTGTTCTACTTGGTCTGATCCTGTGCCAATAATAGTAGGATTACCAAATTCAGAGCCTTTTGCATAGCCCTCGCCTTTTAAGTAAATCATAAACTTTTCTCCTTATATTCTTGAAAAAACAAGTCGTCTTGTTGCTTAGCCTTAATTGCTAGTTGCTCTTCTTCAGGGGTCCGGGGTGCATGTCCCGTTTCTCTTAAGTAAAAGCAAACAGCATCTCTTATTAGAGTGGAAATACAAGTCCCGGTCTGTTCTTTAATCTCTAAGAGCTTTTCATTCTCTGGCTCAGATAGCCGAGTTGAGCATGTAACTGTTCTCACGCTGCTAACCCTCTACCAGTAACAAAAACAGGTTTGATCCATGTGAGCATCCGTTGTTTCCTTCCTTTTCCTTGGCAAACATGTCTCATGTGACCTCTTCTCCAATGTGAACGTGGAGACTTACCCTTACTAGGAACGTAATCCGGCGGGTATTCATATCTAGTATTTTGGCTCTCATAATTCTCTCCTAACCACTTCGCCGGTTGAGGTAGGTTTTTATTTGAGAAACCTCTACCTCCTAGTAAAGGTGATTGCTGTGTTATGTACTCAGGTTGATGAGACATAAGCAGAATTGCATTTATCGCTATATTTAGGAGTACTTGCGATATTTCATCATCATATTTTTTAGGTGTTGTTGCATCTTTCCATGAGTAGTCACCAACAATCCAACCAGCTTTATCACTTAATGCGAGAAGTTTAAAACCTGCAACAGAACAACGGTTTTCTGAATGTGTTTTTAAATATTCGTTAAATATATTTTTTAAATCGCCGGTTCTAAGTACTTCATTCACTTCCTCACGAAAACGCTCATTAGGTATAACTACAATCGTAGTAAAGGACTCATATTCAACCTCATCTTTATCTGAACTATCTCCAGTACTTGTATATCTTAACGCTGATTTTGGGAGCATAAAAGTATACATAGGTAAGACATCAGGCGGAGCGTTTTCAAAGCCTTTAAAATCAGTCTTACTAAGATCAGATATTATTTCATGTGTGAGATATATAGGTGCTGTAGGTTGAATGGTTGATATTCCCGCTAATAAGAAACTTTTACTTATAGGGTCTATATCGTCTGTAGTTTTACACTTGTTTACTATGTCCTCTTCAATTAGTTCTACTCTCTGTTCATCCATTAACTGAGCCATAAAGTTCATATACCAATCCCATGACGGATAACCTACGGGGCTTTTATATTTATCAATGCAGCAACCACAAATAACTCCTTTTTTACTTTCATTAAAGTGTTGTACTACCCTATTTGTTCTACCTGCTTGCTCTTTTAAGAAACAATAACTAAGCCCAAATTCACCTATATTTCCGTAACTGACAGTTATTTGGTATTTAGCCTTACTATTATCGCTAAATCCACCTTTTTTGTAGACTTTTTTAGCTTTTTTATAATGCGGCATTTGTGGAGGGTATTTCATCACGCCACCTCCTCATTAACAAGGCTTTCTAAGATTTTGATTAAGTGCCGAAAATTGCAGGGCCACTGAAGTTGTTCCATATTTTCCCATTCAGATAAATAATCAATTTGATCTAAATCAGGTGTGCCATCTAAATGAGTAGGAGCAGAAACAAACCGCAACTCTTCTTTCATTGACTTTTTTTCTAACCAGTAAGTTCTGCCTGTTTTTTCATCTTTAATACAGACACCGACTCTAATGTTTTCCATCACGCCACCTCCTTACTAGGTTTAGCAATTTCAGTAACTCGTAAAGTTCCTCTTACTTCGCAGCCTTTTGATATTTGTGTTTTGAGTATGGCCGCTAGATGATCAGCATCCGTTATTAAAAAAGATTCTTGATAACGAGTATCGGCATACCCCGGATGATTTTTATCAATTAAAACTGAGATTTCTATGTGGTTAGTTTTATTTGTCATCACGCCACCTCCAAGTCAGTGGTAAAAGTTACGTTAAATACTTGTTGATAAGGATCATCCGAACTTTCTCTCGTCAAAGAATGACAAGGGTGAAATTGTACTGAGTGCTTAACTGACTCAGGTAGATTTTGCTCTAACCAGTCTGTAAGTTCTTTAGTAGTCATCATGCCACCTCCTTTTTAAGGTCTTTCTTAGCTGTATTAACTATTGCGGGTATTACTTCTTCTTCTACACCAGAGCAACCGAAATCAAGTGGAAGAGTTACAGGACCAATAAACTCAGAATCTTCGTCGATATATGCAAGTTCATTCAATCCCTTGTATAAGTCATGGAGTAAATCAATCGCATTAAAGCAACGATTTAGATGTTTACAATCAGCTTCTTGATCCTCCATGTAAGCAGAGTAATTATCCATTAAGGATTCAACGGCTAACTCAAATACCGGTCTGCTTTTTAATATCCACTGACCTTTATTAATTAGATTCTGCGTTCTGCAAATAGAACTTTTGGAAATTGCTTTAGCTTTCACTGTAAAACCTCAAATAGAATTAGATAGAAAGATGAGTGATGACCCATCTGAAAACACTATATAACTTATATAGGTTGGTGTAAACCCCTTGCGATGCAATTAGTTACAAGATGTGCTTTTTTATACATGCTTTAATATATAACCTAGCTTAGTTTAGCTGCCTCGTATATATTCAGCAAACACGACTTCGACATATGAAACAAGAGACAGAGCAAGGAATAGAAGTTTTAACAGATCTCGGACCCTTAGCAGGTTTACCCGGAAATGCAAGATTTACTCCAGTATTAGGTAAGCAACCGATTACTAAGAAATGGAATGAAGATCCAAGTACTTGGTTAACTCAGGAGCAAGTATTAAAAGAACGAAACTTAAACGATAGATGTACTGGGATTGGTTTATTAACTGGTCGTAAAACAGGAAATTTAGTATGGCTTGATTTTGATGGGGAATCAGAGAATGAGGAAACGGGTGAGATTAAGTCTGCCTCATTAGATTTTGAATGGTTTACAAAAGGGATGACTATATCTCAACTACCGAAAAGCCCTATTTGTCTAAGCGGTAAACCAACAAGATTTAGAGCTTTGTTTAGGATGCCGGAATATGTAAGTGATGAATTTAAAGGTATATCAGTTGTAGGAAAGAGCACTCCTACACACGCTTTTGAGATTCTTTATGAAAAGGAAGGTGGTAAGTGCTTCCATGCGGTAGTAGAAGGACCACACCCAGATAATCCAAACTGGCTATATCACTGGAAAAAAGGTTATTCACCTTCTGAAGTAGCAATACCTGATCTACCTTTTAAAGTTATTAATGGTATTTCTAGGCATATAACAAGAACTAACTTAGAACCTCTTACACAAGACGTATCAAGTGGAGAGGTTAATAAAGATAAGCCACGAACAATGGATTTACTAGATCCGGGGAAGCAACGAAAGCTAGTTAAAGAGATGATGGAATATTGGCCATACCGTTGGGAAACAGGAGGTAACTACCATGAAATTGCAGGTATCTTATTGAGTTTATGGCGTGGAATTAATGATCCACAGACATTTAAGTTATGGATTATGGGGTCTAGTTGGGATAAGAAGAACGACTGGACAGGAGAGCGCGGAGCGCAGCGAGTACCGGGTGGTAGTCCTCTTAAATGGATACAGTCATTACTTAAATCTAAAACTGAAGGTAAGAAAATAGGACCGTGGGGATGTGCTTTTGATGCGGCTATTAAAGGAGGTTGGCAGGTTCCTGAATGGTGTTTACCTCCTAGAGAAGTAGGCGACCCACAAGATTTATTGAAACAAACTGCGATAACTACAGCTAAGCTAGGCGAAACATTAAAGAAGATTGATGAGTCAGACGTATCTAGCACTCAGAGATTGTTAGCAATGCAGGGATTAAGAAAGGACTTAGGTATAAACAAAGCTGAATTAGCAGAGGTAATAACCGCGCTACAAGAGGAGCTACATGATAATTCAGGCTCTACATCATTTGAAGATGTAATGAAGAGTACGGTAGTTACTGAGCCATTAGTTGAGAGACTTATACCAGTTGGATGCGTTTGTTTATTAGCTGCGGAAGGTGGTACAGGTAAGACATCTTTGCTGTATAGACTCGGAGAAAGTGTAAGTAGTGGTACTCCTTTTGCTGGTGCTTTCAAAGTACCTAAAGCACAACCTGTGTTAATGGTTCAGAAGGATGAGAGTCAAGTTAATGCTTTAGTGAAGTGGAGAAGGATGGAATTAAAACCGGGCAAAGGTATGTTTCATGTTCGGTGGAATTTTCATGTTGGAATGCTTCCTGAGTTAAGAAAATGGATAGTTGAAAGCAAAGCTAAGTTGGTTTTGTTAGATAGTTTGGGTACTTTGTTAGGCGGTGGTGGAGCAAGTCTTAACGATGCAGAGATTGGTTTGTTATATATGTATCACCTGAATAAGATTGCTTCAGATTTAGGAGTCAGTATTGTTATTACCCACCATTTAAAGAAAGAGAATAGTAACGGAAGAGAAGGCCAGCCCAGAGCGAGAGTAGTTACTAAAAACTCTTTGTATGGCAGTGCTTATTTAGTAAACGGTGCATCTGTTTGTTGGGGTTTATATAAGGAGGCTAGACCTGAGTTTGGTGCTGAGAATGATGATAGTAGTACGCTTATTTTGAAGGTCTTAAAGGATAGGAGTGGTATTACTGAAGATGGAGATAAGTTTGAGCTACGCGGCAATGCTGATGACTACTCATTTGAATTGATTAAGCATAACGAGAGTGAGCAACCTATAGAAGAGTTAGATACTTTAAAGCAGAAGCTACATAAGGTATTGGGTAAGTATAAGAGTCCTGAAACAGCTATTACTAAGGAATTGCTACATGCTTCTGAGGGTATTAGTAAGTACAGCAATAAAGCAATGGTTAAAGAGTTAAGAGCTTTAGTTGATCGTAGAGAAGTAACAGGGGTTATAAGGATACGTGTAAAAGGTAAAGGACAAAAACAGTACGCTTATTATCGAATTAAATAGTTTATTTAGGTGGGGGGGTGGTCAGTAGTTAGTAGTTAATAAGGGGTAGTGATTGCTGTAATCCACTGGGGCGGTGTTGATTAGAAGGAATTTAGAGGAGTATCCACTTTGTTTGAGGTGGATACTGCATCTGAGGTAAGTGGATACTGAGGTGGATACTCGTATATTTTCCTTGTAAATGGTTGGTGTGACTAAGTAAATAGGTACTAGATAGTTCTATTAACTACTAAACTACTCACCCCTATTACTATATTTTTTTAATTTTATATTGAAAATAAAGATGAAAGGTGGTACCTTTTTGTACACACAACTTATATAGGTACAGGAAATGCCTACAAGCAAAGCAGCAAAGCCCAAAGCACCGGGACAAAAGCGCAATATTAGCGAAACGGTAGCTTTTGGTAGAGAACAAATGCAGTTAATAGCTAGACCATTTTTTAATCAATGGTCACAGCCCGCATTTTTAAAATTATCGAGCGCAACTTTAGGAGAGCGATCTCTTCACAGTACACAGATTAAAGGTTTTTCTGAAGGGACTTTAAGGGACGCTAGTGTAAAACCTCTTGTTGCTTTAGGACTATGTAACGAAGCCCTTGCTAGATCTCAGGGAGTTAAATCAGTAGGTGAGGGTCTTAAGTGCCCCGGAGCATTAAAGGAATTATGGCAAGACAAAGTTTATATGAGAGATGCTAAGGGTAAACCTATTGGCCCTGAAGCGCTGCTATCTATATTTGCTGGTTTAGTAGATTTAAAGATAGGAGCTACTAAGGAAATACCTGTCTCTAAAGAAAAGTTAGTTGCTAAGGCTTTAGGAAAGCACATGAGAATGAGTTTACAGAGACAAGACTATGATTGGTTAGACAAAGTAAAGGAGTTAAATAAGAAATGTCCTATTGCTGAAAGCTTATTAATGGGCAAACCAGTTAAAGGAGTACAGATAGTGAGTCAATTAAATAAGTTATCAGCAATTAGTAAAGAAGCACCGGAAGACCTATGGCAGCTAGTCATTAGTCCAGTATTATAGTAGTTATATAAGTGCAGACCGTTGTTAATGAAGTACAAAAACTATAAAGCCTTACATCATAAATATGAAATAGATCCAACAAGACCATCAATACCTAAGCATATATTTGGTGATAAAAACATAAGAACTAGTAGCTTATCAGAAGATGGTTGGGACATAGCAGGTAGATTAGCCAAAGTATTAAACACTAGTAAGAGCAATGTAATAGAGCTATGCCTACGTTACTTTGAGAATGATAAACAGGAGCTAGTTTACTTCAAAGACAACTTTATCACTGCTAATAAGAAACATAAATAACTTGTATGAGGTAGCGTAAGTTATATAAGTGTTATATAATAAATAAGTCACTCAACCAATTGGTTACTCGACTTATGGCCCTATTATCAAAGTCAATCGAAGACGCTTTTAAAGCGAACAAAGCAGCCGCAGCTTCAGGAGGCGGTGGAAATTATCTAAATGCAAAAGACCTTAACGAAGAGAACACTGTTATTTCTTTTGTAGGAGATGAGGAGCAAGTTCTCATTAGACATATTGTTTGGGGAACTAATCGTAAACCTCTTAAGTTCACATCTCCACCAAAGAAAGAAGAAATAAAAGAAAGAGCAGAGGAAGAAGGAGTAACTTTAGCGGGAGGAGAAAAACCAAGCGCTCTTTACGCTTTTACAGTATGGAACTACAACGAAGATAGGATACAGGTCTTTGAATTTTCACAAAAGGGTTTAGCAAATCCAATTATGGAATTTCTTACTGACGAGGAAGGAAAGAAGACACCACATTTATTTGATTTAAAACTCAAAGCTATACGTGGTAAAGAACAAACAGATGTAACCTACGTTGTTTTACCAGTACCGGGTAAGCGAATGAAGGATAAGGTCAATAAAGAAATTGATGCTGCTTTTAGTGAAGTTCTAGAAGCTGGATATGATATCAACGCTTTAATTGATGGAGGAAACCCCTTCTCACCCGACTATAATTAAACTTGTTTAAGGTAAGTTATGATTGCATTTGAAGAAGGCCCAACAAAAATAAAGCGTTCGGAAGATCGATCAAGCTATCTAACACCGGGCGGGAAACTTCCCGGTGTTACTACTATTCTTAGCGAAACTAAAGATGAAGAATCAAAAAAAGCACTGCAAAGATGGTACGCCTTCAACAAGAATGCAAAATCAGAAGTTTCTCTTGCTTGTAGAAGGGGCAGCTATGTCCATCAGCAACTCGAAAATGCTCTACAAGGATTACCCGTAAAAAAGGATTTGAGTACAGTTTATTTGGTCCCTACTTAGACCAGATGCTGCCGTGGGTAGAGGAGAATGTTGTAAAACCTATTGCAATGGAGAGACCAATATGGCATCCAGCAGGATATAGCGGAACCTTCGACTTACTGGCTTACACCAAAGAACATGGCGACGAGCCTGTATTAATTGACTACAAGACAAGCACCAAGAGCAGATTAGCTAACCCATCTTTACTTAGAGACTACCAAGACCAGCTTGCAGCCTATAAAGCAGGTATACTGCACACTTACGGAGTACGAGTTAACCATGCTTGTTTAGTCATTGGTTTAGCAAACAAACTAGAGCTAAAAAGTATGGGTAAGTTCGTACTTGAATGTCACAAGAATAGCTTTATGGAAAGAGTTGAAGAGTTCCATAAAAGTAAATGCAAACCTAAAGTCTCGGAGTAAAATAGTTTTACACACAAGCCTAACTCTTGCTGTAAAAGAGTTTAGCTTGACTCTTGCACAAAAAAAGTTAAATGAGTCTTGCTCAAAAACGGTTACATACACACTCTCACTCACACACAAATTTTTTTTCTGGATTTTTGGAATTTTTTCCCTGATTTTCTAGAATATTTTTTGGCTCATTTAATTACATTTAGTGGCTCACTAAGTATCACATAAGGATCCCACTAAATATAAATTAACGTGCCCCCTAAGTATCATTTAAGAGGGGGTACTATTTCATACATAAGCAAGGCCTCAACAAGCACTCCAAAAATGGCTAACTCCAACCCTACACAGAACGCCGGATTAACGATAATTAAAGACAGTCAAGAACGTTGGCAAGTGTGCAAGCACTACGAAACAGGCCAAAGTTTCAAAACATTTGAAACCCTAGCCGCTGCAATGGCTTATGCGTATAGTTTGTTTACATTTAATTCATAGGCATTAAAAAAGGGGTGTATATATAGTTACCCCTTATCTTTGATTTATCTAGTTATGTAAACGTTTTACAGTTCTTTAGCTTGCCATAACTCGCAGTATCTTATATAAGTATTAGTAACCCGTTCGAATCGGGTTAATGTTCAACTTCTTTTCTTTTCTAATGCCATTTACTGAAAACATCGTTACCGACCAATACAGCAGCAGCAAAGGCACTGCCGCTATGGTTTACGGCCAATACAAGGGGCACGGCTACAACTTCACAAGCAATGAAGCAAAAGCAGGAACAATGGTTGACGATCAACCAACAGTTAAAGATGCCTTTAACTCTGCCAATGCTTTATGGCACGCTAAGAAAGTACCCGGCCATTATCAAAACGAGTCTGGCGAGGTAGTAAAGACTGATTCTTTCATAAGTTTGATTAATGCAGATTCTGGGGAATGGCTAGGAAACTTCAGTGATAGATACGAACCAGTTCAGAATCAAACTATCTGTGATCTAGTTACCGATCTAGTAGAAAAGGGGATCACAGAGAAACCTGAAAATATCCTGCAAATGGAAGGGGGCAAGAGCTACATTCAACTACCTATGAATCAAGGCGAGGTGTTAGACGGGGACCATATCCGTCAATATTTGCATATTTGCGATAGTAAAAACGGTTCTACATCCTTACAAGCCTTCACAAGTTATTCAAGGCTTAGTTGTGCTAATGCTCTCGGGTACTTTACCGGCTCTTTATCTAATAGCGCTATTAAATCAGGCCATGGAATAAGGCTTAAGCATTCTAAGGGGGTTAACCGTTTTGCAA